ATAAATATTTGCCCCATTGATAGACATTTTCAGAGGGGTCTGGAAGGAGTTTGATGTTCCTGACGTAAACCCCGATGCAACCATCCATGAGTTATTCGTTGTATTGAGCATGGGGGAGCCCTTATAAGTCAAGAAAGTGCTGAACGGGAGTATTGTTGTAGTATTCGTCAGGTTCATATAACAAAAGAGAAAAGTGGGATACACATCAAGGGTGATTTTTGTCGCCGTCGTTATAAAGTTTGAATGGTTCGTAAACTGGAGGTTAGCCGTTGAGAAATAAAGGTCGCGCCCCGTTGTCGATGCGGTTATGGGGCCGTTTGTTCCCTTAAATGTGAGCGATGAGTTGTGAAATGTGCTGAAGAAGGACATGCTCTGAAGAGACGAGACCGTCACATTTGCATTGTAGACGACGAGGTTTCCGGCCCTGTCCACATTGATATTTCTGAGTAGTGCCTGTGTTGCGCTGAGAAATGTCTGTGAACTTACATATCCGAGAGAGCCGAGGCCGATGAGCGAGCTCTGTGAAGTGAAAAAAATTCTGTCGCGCGAGCCTTGGAATGTGCTCGTGAGAGCGGCCGTGCTTATATAGTTAAATTTACCCAGACCTGATACTGTGCTCTGGAGCTGTGCATTACTTACATATCCAATCGAGGTGAGTCCCTGAAGACTACTGGTGAGCTGGCTTGTGCTCACATATCCGAAGGTGGCGAGGCCCACATTTGTGCTGGTAATCATTGTAGACATATCATAATATGTAGTGAAGAGGTTGACAACAGTTTGTGCTAGGCCGGCACTGCTGACATAGCCATATGTTCCAAGTCCATCCAGTGTGCTAATAGAGCTGGGTATAGTAACATATCCATATTTGCCAAGACCCGCTGTTGTGCTGAATAGCTGGGGGCCCGTGATGGAGCCCGGTATACCGCCATACCCTATGCTCGTTGAGAGGGTACTGAATCCGGTTCCTTCAATGGTGGACATGAAGGTAATTGAGTTGGAGAAACTGTTAATAGTGGAAGGTAGATAGCCAATTCCACTGTTTATATTTGACGAGTAACCTGACATATTTGTGAAAATATCCTCCCATATGATTCCTCCTTTGCCATCTGTTGTAAGAAGGTAGCGCGCAGTGATGGGAAGATTTGTATTTGAATCAATGGCGTAGAAACTCTGAAGAATAACTACATCCGATCTACCAGCTTGTGTAAAGGGGTCCATCCTACATGTTGAACTCAAAAAGAAGGGAGCTTTTTGCGCTTACTTAGGTAGAACCCGGGGGTCTAAACTTCTAAATTGATAGTTCATGGTAGTATGACAGGTGGTGGTGGTCTTCTACAACTTGTAGCACAGGGAAAACAGGATGTATTCATCACGGGTAATCCCCAAATCACCTGGTTTAAGATGGTGTATAGACGGTATACTAACTTTTCAATTGAGTCGCAATCCATGTATTTTGACGGCGACCCTGATTTTGGCAAGAGGCTGAGCTGCCTCGTCCCCCGTCGCGGCGATTTGCTGGGACCGGTCATCTTAGAGGTGACGCTGCCGCAACTCTACCATACGGATGGGACACTTGCATCCTACTGTAACAGTATTGGTCACGCCCTTATTGAGGAAATCAGTGTGGAGATTGGTGAACAGGAGATTGATAAACAGACTGGAGAGTGGATGGAGATATGGTCGTCTCTCACTACAACAATGAATCAGAAGAACGGTTTTTACGACATGGTGGGCAAGGTTGCCGCCTATACAACGCCTGACTTTGGCGCTGTGAAACTATATATCCCTCTCCGCTTCTGGTTCAATCGCAATCCTGGCGTGTATCTACCGCTCATTGCTCTTCAATACCATCCTATTCGTATTAATGTGAAGCTCCGCCCCCTTCAGCAGCTCTTCTACAGCAATGAGCTGGTTGCGAACTGCACGACAACACAGGTGAAGGTTGCGAAGATTACGGATATGCGCCTGTGGGGCGATTACGTGTTTCTTGATGTGGAGGAGCGTCGACGCTTCGTAAGCAGCACACACGAATATCTCATTGAGCAGATTCAGTATACGCCGAAGCTGTCTATACCCTCTGGAAACACGACGGCGATTGTTCCGCTGGAGTTCAATCACCCGTGCAAGGAGTTCATCTGGGTTCTCCAGCGCGATATCATGGCGCAGTATCACGAGTGGTTCAACTTCAGCAGCTTGGCCACACACGAAACAGGTGTTCGCCTGGATCTTCTATCTACGGCATCCATTCAGCTGGATGGCCAGGAGCGGTTTGATGCTCGCGATGCTGGATATTTCCGTCTTGTCCAGCCATTCCAGTATCACACGAACATTCCAAACGACGAGTTTATCTATCTCTATAGCTTCTCTCTTCGGCCCGAGGACCAGCAGCCGAGTGGCAGTCTGAACGCCTCTCGTATTGACAATATTACTATGAGCGTTGGGATTACACCTGACGCGAATCTGTCGCCAGTACGTGGAAACGGAACTATCCGTGTCTATGCTGTGAATCATAACGTGCTACGAATCGTGAATGGATTTGGCGGAGTGCTTTTTACCGTGTAAAAAGCATACTTACCGTTAGGATGGCAGCTGTCTTAGATTTAAAGATTCCGGTCTGGCTATATCGTGTTCTTGCTGTCTTTCCAGTGACTGGAATGGCAGGAGTGGACCACTATGCTGTAGGCTCAACACAGACGGCGTTTGCGAAGGGTCTTATAAATCTAATCACATTCGGTTCTTGGTATTTTTACGACATTCTACAGAGCTTGGATGCCGAGAAAATTGCGACGGAAGGCCTGAAGTTTCCATTTTATGAAGGAGGAAATATTGGCGCGGGACGACTTGCTACGAGTATGACAGGCTTAGGAAAAGGCGGCGAGTCCCTATTAAATGTGCTTTTTACGTCGGCGGCGGCTCTTTTATATGGAATTGCTATCTTATTTGAAAATAAACCGGCTCCAGTTGGCACAATTGCGAAAGCTGCAAAGACAATGTTTGGTGGCGCGGCTGTTGGTCTAGCTGGATATACTGCTTATAGCGCGTTCAAGGGCCCTGCTACGGCTATTCCAGCAATTCCAGGGATGCCAGCAATTCCAGGGATGCCAGCAATTCCAGGGATGCCAGCGATTCCAGGGATGCCAAAAGGTATACCATCTGTAACCCAGCTGGCAAAGATGGTAGGTGGTGGTGCTCCTGAAACTAAATCGGCGGATCACACTGTCGGCGGCGATTTCATTGCCATCGGCCTCCTCTTCCTCTTTGCAATTTCTGGATTTACGCTATCAGCGATAAGAAACAGAAGCACCTAAAAACTCCTAGAAGTATACAATAGAAGATGGAATATCTTGATGAGCACAGTGACTTTGAGCGGCTTATTGGCCGTGCTCCCGAGGATGATGGTGTGGTCGCCGCGAATGCGCCTCTTGAACCCGTGAAGAAGCCGCTAGATGTATCTGGATATGGCTCCACGGTCGTTTACTTTACGGCCACGTGGTGTGGTCCCTGTAAGCGCCTCGCCCCTAAGCTCGCCGAGATTGTTGCACAGAATCCGCAGATTAAGTGGCTGAAGTGCGACGTGGATCGCAACAACTATACGCCTGGATTCTGCAATGTGAAGGGAATTCCGTCCTTTATGGCGATTTGTGACATGAAGATTCTTGGTCAGGTCCAGATTTCCGATGGAGAAAAAGTCGCCGAATGGGTGGGACAAATATTTCAGAAGTCATCATAGAATGGCATGTGATATACTTATAATTGGAGCAGGTCTAGCAGGCCTCTATTGTGCTCGAGAGATTCTCAAACACAATCCCAATAAGACCGTAATGGTGTGTGAAAAATACAAGAAGGCGGGTGGACGGGCTGTCACATTTCAGAAAGATGGCCTTCAGTGGGAGATTGGTGCAGGACGTATCTCAGACTCGCATACGATGATGCACGCACTTATAAAGGAATATGGGTTACATACGGTGCCCATAGAAGGCGGTCTTCAATACAGGGAGACGGGTTCCGCAGATTATGAGGAGAATCACTTTGAGCCCGCCATTGATGTGATTCTAGGCCCGCTTCAGATGCTGCCGCACAAGATTTTAGCAGAAAACACGCTGAAAGAAGTTATGTATGATGTATATGGGCCTGGAGCCACACACAAATGGATGAATCGCTTTCCTTATCACGCGGAGGTCGTTGTCATGCGGGCAGATATGGCGCTGCGCGAGTTTTTCGGAGAAATGAAGACGCACGCGGGTTATTCTGTGTGCAAAGAGGGATTGAGCGCTCTTGTGGATTCATTGGCGGGCGATGTGAGGAAGAGGGGCGGTGTTCTTCGCACTGAATACGAGCTTATTGATGCGCAGAAGGGACATGCCGAGTTCTACGTTGGGTCATGGAAGAACGGGGAGACGAGACCCAAGACGAACATCTCGGCCAAGAAGATTATTCTGGCGCTGCACGCGAGCGCCCTCGGGAAGCTACCATCTTTCCGCCGCTGGGCCCCACTAAAAGACGTTGTTATGTCGCCTCTACTACGTATTTATGCTGTATTTTCTACGAAGGGGGTCTGGTTCAAGGGGCTTCCACGCATCGTGACAACGTCGCCGATTCGCTATTTCTTGCCTATGAACGAAGAGAAGGGTGTGGCGATGGTGTCCTATACGGACAATATATACGCTCAGCATTATATGGACATTATGGACGCAAAGGGGTTAAAAGGGCTTGAGAACGCGGTGATGACCGATTTACGCAAGCTGTTTCCTGAGAGAGAAATACCTGATCCCACATTCTTCAAGGCGCATCCGTGGACGGACGGCGTCAGCTATTGGCTGCCCGGTGACTATAGACCCGAGCACGTGAGTGAGGAGGTTCTCAATCCGTTTCCTGGACTCTACGTCTGCGGTGAGAGCTTTTCGCTGCGTCAGGGATGGATGGAGGGCGCGTTAGAACACGCGGAACTTCTTTTACACACTCACTTTAGATAGGGATGGCACCGAGAAAGACGAAATATATGATTCATGACAATCGTGGCCGGCCCTTTATTGTGGATGACACGAAGTCCGAGAAGAACGCGGTTGTTTATAAGACGAAGCTCGTGGACGACGAGTATGAGAGAGGCACCAAGATTCTGACGACTTCGTATGAGAGACTCTTTGTGGGCGATAATCTCATGAAGGATCCTCACTATGAAGAGGTGGGATGGGCCAAGGGAAACTCGCTGCTTTTACAAATTAGTGATAAACACTATATCCATGTTGGCGACTGTGTATTCTCCTTTGAACCCGTCGAGGATGACACCATCGTGAAGTATTATTCGCCGGTTGGAAATAACGATGTCCCGTATCCGTATGCGGTCGGTAAAAAGAACGTATATTTCATGTGGGATAAGACATATTACCCGGTTGAGCTCTTTGACCTCAATACGGATGCGACTGCCCAGTTAGTCAAGTATACAATCAGGCCATTTGAAGATAAAAGCTATGACTATCTTGAGATGCGCAAGGAGTTTGCTAAGCACGGAAAGAAACTGAAGCTGAAGATGATAAAGGGACGTGGAAAGAAATGAGTGTTCCTTAATAGTAATGATAGAATGGAGTTTATCAGTATAGGCCCTAATTGTTCTACATCTGATCTATTAAAACTACAAAATCTTAAGAATAAATCCTATCCGTTCGACTACATCTTTTCCAGTTTAGAGATTATAAAACACTGTATTGATGATAAATTCAAGACATTTTTGGATAGAGAACAATATGAACCTGGAATTTGCGAATCATCAACAAGACATAGGTTTTATTGTAAATACCTTGATACAGATGTATTGACGAAACATCACCTAGTAAATGGATTTAACTCTCTCCATCCACAAGATCATAAAATAAGCAGTGGTAATCTATTTAATCATCATGATTTGATAAATAATGAGGATCACTATGAACGATTCAAGCGTCGTGTAGAAAGATTGCTGGCGTTAATCGAAAGTGAGACAAAGATTGTATTTGTCTATTACGATATGTATACAGAAAACTATCAAGAACTTGTAGATTTCTCTAAACACTTTATCAGCCTATCAAATATTTACATACTCGGTATCTTTGAGAATAAGGGAGAGAGAAAGATACTCTATGAAAGCGATCGTTGTAAAATATATCAAAATGTGCATTCTTCTTATATTTTCGGCGATATTACCTTTTAGAATAAATATTTATCAAGTAGTAGTAATGAACGCCCACGTCATCGTCTCCGTTGCGCATATCGCCATCGTTGTCCCCATGTTCTTATATGTCGCCTTCCAGCGTGCTGCGACACCCGACTGGCTCTACTGGGTTCTCTTTGCAGTGGGTCTCGTCGTCTTCATGGTTCACGCCGTGAAGGCTGCCTACCGCTGGAAGGTCGGCTCCACCTATCTGTGGGTGAATCTGATGCACGTCCTCCTCATTGCACCGCTTTTGGTGTATATTGGATACTATGGAAAGAAGACGCCGCGCCCCGCCTACGAGCTGTTGGCGATGGCTGGATTCGCGGCCCTCGGTTACCACATGTATAATATCTTGATGCAGGTGCAGGTGTTTCAGGAGGATTAGGAGCCTAACGTCGTTATTGCATGAAATCATTTCTATAATGAATAATATCAAAGAGATGGTGTAGTATTTTCCAGAGTTCGTAGTCTATTTCAAATCGGTTTGCAAAATCGTTCTTAATTCGAAAAAACACGTGGGGCGCCTGTATATTCAAATCATATGATTTCGGAATCACAGACAATCCTTCCATTCTTGCTGTAAATAATGAAGTATCATACTTATACGCATATGTTCTAGTTAAGATATCTATACACAAGTCATCGGCATGTTTATAGATACACGGATCATTTTCATTTGCATCATACGCCAAACGTTTCGCAACGTCCTTTGAGATAATAATAGAAGACCCTTGGCAATATGTATCTAACTCGGGATAATTTGTAGCAAATATTAATGGACCGGCTATACAATTCTCCCTTGGCAATTTTGAAAATATATAGTGTAGCTTCTTGAAATTAATGAAAGTCGTCGCGTTACATCGCAAAATATAGGTTGGCTCGGACACATCATATATTTCTTTGAGCGCGCTCTTGAATTTTAAAAACATCCCAGGATTTGCCTCGTCTATATTCAGATTTCGCTCGTCCGGTTTTAGGGTATATCCATCTGGAAGTTTTCCATTAAAGAGAAACAAGACGGGGACCTTATATTGCTCGCATTGTTTGCGCACAATCTTATTACACTCTATATACAGCGGTTGAAAGGACGTGAGAATCAATAAAAAGAAGGTTTCCATGCTTGCTTAGAATTGGGTTTTTACACCGTCAGGAGCTGCCGCAGAAGAATTGCCTTTGCCGTATCCGCAACCGTAATACAGTGGGCGGCGTGATACTGGAAGGCAGTATTTGACTGAAACGACTTCCTGCACCTCTTACAATCAAATGTGGTCTCCATTTCATTCAGAATATTGGTGGCCTCTGTAATACAATGCTTCCTCATAAAGTGGATGAGACGGTTTCCATTTGCCAGCGTCTGAAATGTGCAGCCATCCACTGGACATTTCAGAAGAGGGACAACGCGCTCAACCTTGGCGTTCGGATGCTTAGCAGCGACATGAAGCTCAAGACGCTGCTTAGAAAGACACTTATAGTCGCAACCTTCTGCTGGACATTCGTGGGGTAGATCACCCTCACACTTCCGACGATGCATATTCATGGTGGAGGGAAGGCGCTTCTTCTCACCACAGTGGGGGCAGACATAGAGACCAGCCTCGTCGCGTTCATATGTGAAAGGCATTGTGATTAGCTAGGGGGCGGGCGCCACTTCAATTTTACGATTGTCCATCGTAGGACCTTCGGTCACGATTTTACGATTGTCCACAATCTTATCGGGATTCACCATATTGAACTGAACCTTCTGCCGTCTATACGAAGACGTAAGCACATTCTTATCAGCGTTGAACCCCATGAAGACATCAAAGAGCTTAGAAGCGAGCAAGACCGTATTTGTCGCAAGAATTGTCGGCGCCTTGTCGTCGAGATATCCATTCACAATCACATAGATACTAATGGCGGTATTGAGAACAACGGCTACGATTGTTACGGCGCCTACATTCTGATACTCTCGGTTGATCTTGATAATATTCTGTTGTCTCTGCTCGCCCAGTTTAACCAATTCTTTACCAACTGTCTCAGAGTCGGTTGGCGCATGAGGATCTATACGAAGATAGTGATTGAATTTGTGCTCGCGCATCAGTTCAACTCTGTATAGATTGATAAAGCAGAGAAGTGTGATGAAATTGAAAACGAATCCTACGCGATAGACCGTGTCGCCGTTATTAAAGTTTTCATA